TAAGCACAATGTCCGTTATACATGAGATATACAGATTGTCTCACTTTTTTAGGTATTGCTTTTCTTTTATTCATTCTCTACCTCTCAATTCTTTTAAACATTTCTTGCACTCCTGTCTAAACTTCTTGGAATACTTAGTTAAAATTTCTTTGATGGCTATTTCGTTGATTTGTGACTGCCCTATTGGGTCAACAACATACCAATTTTCTGATAACAAGTATTGAATAATAAAATGACGAAACTCTGCATCACTCATTCCAACACCATAGATATTTTCTTTATCTTTTCTTGCTGAATATTTCTCTTTGAAAAACTCACTAATTGTCATTTCACACCTCTCAATTCTTTCAGCTTTGCTTCTACTTCTTTCTTAACATTTACAGCGTTATCAGCAATAGCTTCTTTAATAATCAAAGTATTGTATCTTTCAAGGCTGATTGTTATTGTATCGTTCGCATACTCTCTTGTATTTCCTAAAATATCTCTGTATTTAGCCATATAATCTCCTTTCTAAAGCGGGCACTCATTAGGATTTTTTAATCTTTCAAAACTGACATATCATACCCACTTTCAATAAATTTCAGTGTCTTTTCGTGGTCGCAAGCATTGCCTAAATATGTATAAATTTTCTCCATGTCTTTTTCCGAAAAATCTGTGTCGAGGTAATCATTTACTCCTGCAAGGATGAAGCTGTGAAACTCATCATTATTTCGCTTTGTGCTGTACGGCTCTGTTTTGTAAGCAGGTCTTGAAAACCACTCTAAAACCTTACATTTAATATCTTCCTTGCTATTGCAATCTCTTAAAATAAGATATGTGTTACTTTTGATATGTGCTATAAGCTCTCCGTTATGGTTAATAACGCTGTTGGGAAAACAATCCATCAGCTCTTTTATGTCATTCCAATCGCTTAAAATGGTGGTTCATCTCCTTTCCTTAAAACCCATTCCTTGTTACGCTCTGCAACATCCACATTTGCCCCACAAGCAACTTTTTTCATTTTCTCAATAAAACTATGTCTATCAGAATTTTCTGCCGATAAATGGCACATTATGACATTTTGCAAGCTATCTGAATAATTTGCTTTAACAAAATCGCAAGCCGTGTCAATGGATAAGTGACCTCTGAAAACGTGATTAGTTTTGCCTATGTTATCCCTGTCGATTAAATCCTTGTCATAATTCACACCTAAAAGGATATGATTTATGTCTTTAAACTTCCACTTGACAACCTCACAATCGGTAATGTAAAGCATTCTCCCCATTTCCTTGTGAGTAATCAGAAAGCCGTATATCGGGCAAGGTGTTCCGTCTGCATTGGTGTGTGTCCAACTTCCGTCTATCGTTGTTAGGTCAAACGCTCTTACAGTAAAATAAGAATTTGCTAGAAACTGGTTCATAAGCAAGGCTTCGTATGGTTTGCATACAGGAATACCCATAGTTTCAAAATCTTTTACTGACTTGCTGTGGTCAAGGTGTTTATGGGTGCATAACACACCCGCAATATCTTTAATGTTCCAATCTAAGCCTTTTTTAATCTCCTTAGTTGGTATTCCGCAATCAAGGATAAGTGTTTCTCCACTGTTGGAAGTTAAGGTGTAGCAGTTTCCACTACTTCCTGAACCGATACATTTCAATGTCATTCGCTCAACTCCTTACCCCATTGTTCAGCCATAGCCTTTGCAATTCCTGGAAATGTTTTACTTCTTTCTTTAGCAGTTCTTGGGTCATTCCACGCTATTATTTTTCCATTTTCATCCCTAGCACAATTAGCACTTGCACCTACCGAAAATCCGTTTCCAACAATTTCTCCGCAATCGACTATATTTGTTGGTTTCAATAGTGGAAGCCCTTTCAACCATAAACAAGTCTTTTTTCTTGCCCTATCTTCAAATTGAAAAGGTTGTATTGATTGTGTAGGTTTTATAGGAAATTGATATTTTTTTTGAAGTTCTGGAAAATGCTTTTCTATGTAATTTCCACTAATAATGTTTACTGGGTTTTCAACAGATATTTTGTCGCAATCAGCGTTCATTACATCCATAAAAAACTTTATTGCATCTTCTTGCCTTCCGTCTTTTCTTTTCTTATCAAACCAAGCCGCTCCGCTTACCGCTAAATGCGTACAAGGTGGAAAAGCAATAATCATATCCCATTTACCTGTTAAATGGTGCATATCTCCGTTTACTGTTTGAAAGTCGCAATTTCCATTTAATAATGGCAATACATCATCTTGTATGTGCCATTCAGGATGACCTCCGCTGCAAGGTTCAATGTCGCAAGAATATGCTTCGTGACCTAATCTTCTAAACTCTGTGCATACTCTTTGGCTTTCTTCACAAGCTACTAATACTTTCATCCGCTACACCTCGATTTCATCATCCTGTGGGAACTGAAAAACCATATTTCTATGATAAATTCTATCTTCAAATTCTACTGACTCCATTTTCTGTGCTTCTGTCAACATTTTTATAGCTTTAATTGCTTTTTCCACACTTAAATATTCAGCTAACTTTGCACCACTATCTGACGAAAAATTTCGACAATAGATACTCGCTACTTCTAAAGTTCCATGTTTCTCATCAGCCGTAGCTAATGTAAAATAATCATACGGAATATCAATTCTTCCGTCCTGTGAAATTATTCTCATACTTAATCTCCTATTCTGCCTGCATAAATGGCGGTAATGTGCTATCTTCTGCCTGTTCTTCGGTTACTTCTGTAGCTGTACCCTCAATAATGTCGCTTTCTTCAAAATCAACGCTGTTTGCGTTCTGCTCAATATCGTACGCAACATCCTGTTCAAGCATTTCATCGTGGCTGATTTCCTCGTAATCATCTTCTTTACCAAAACCGCTATGAGTATTGTTGATAGCTTTGAGAAGCCTGTTCTTAACAGTTTTCATAGCCATCTGGTCTGCGAATTTCTGATGAACTCCGTTTCCGGTCTCCTTATATCCGTATCCCTGTTTCCAAGCTGTCTTTATCTGCGCCATAGTCATAACTTCTGCAATCTTCTCACCGTTTCCCATAATTGCTACTGCATAAGCACCAACAATCTTGTCATTGTCGATATTCTCAAAGCTCTGTTCGTGGCAATCAATAATTGTCTTTGCATCCTCTTTGTGGTACTTGAATACATCCCCTTTATAAATAACTGATGCGTTAATGTCTTTAAGCCCATATCTTCTAGCAACGCAAGTTGCACCATAAACAGACGGCTGACAGCTTAATTTTCCTGCGTAGGCAACCGGATAACACTGTTTCTTTCTCATTGATAATCCGTCTGTTACCATATCTATGAGGGCGTTTTCGATACTTGCCCTCGTGCAACTCTGCAATACAGGCTTTTTGTTCATATCTACTGTGTCCTGTAAAATCAGCATTGCCGACATAAATTCATTTGTGTAATTATAATCTTTAGGGAATGTTAAACCGAATTTCTCTTTCTGCTTAATTTTCACAACCATTCCCTCGGTAAAATCCTTTGCTACAAGTTCTCTGCTTTCAGCTTCTTTTGTTTCTGCAACTGCTGTATTCTCTGCCATAATTATTCCTCGCTTTCAACTTCTTTAAATTCACCATTAACTAATTTATAGAATGTATCTTCTTTGATATGCTCTCCGTCTACACATTCTGTTTTTACACACTTAGGAATCCATATATACTTACCACTATCATTTGTTTTATCAGTTCTAATCCATTCAGCTAACGTTATCCAACTACCGATTTTTGCTTTTGCTATTGAATTATAGCCCGCTGCCATAACAACTGAATTTTTACCCTTGGATGTTATCTTTGCGGAATCTCCACTTGAACCTATCTGTGCGTAATCTCCACTTGAACCTATCTTTGCGTAATCTCCACTTGAACCTATCTTTGCGTAATCTCCACTTGAACCTATCTTTGCGTAATCTCCACTTGAACCTATCTGTGCGTAATCTCCACTTGAACCTATCTGTGCGGAATCTCCACTTGAACCTATCTGTGCGTAATCTCCACTTGAACCTATCTTTGCGTAATCTCCACTTGAACCTATCTTTGCGTAATCTCCACTTGAACCTATCTGTGCGTAATCTCCACTACTATCAGTTTCGTTATCTTTACCAGATTCAACTCTTGCTTTTTCAATAGTAAAATCTACACAAGCCTTAACAAACCCTTTAAGCCCAAGTTTCGCACCAATATGGAGCTTATTTGTAGCTGTTTTATTCCCCTTTTTATAAACATCTCCAATAGCTTCAACATCTGCAAAATCTGGAATGTTGCCATTTTCATCAACAAGCTGGTAATAATCCAGCACATCAAATGGGTTTTCGCAGAAATGCATTACGCCTGCTTCGCATATTTCATTTCCGTTTTCTTCATAAGTAGCATTCTCTTTGTACTGCTTACCTCTGCATATCATTCCTTTATTAAATGCTTTATACCCTTTTACGCCCATCATCTTTCCTCACTTTTTTCAAACTCTTTTAACTGTTCCGCTAACTTCTTACACTCATCTGCAACATATTCTTCGGTGCGGATAACATCATCAATCGGATATTTACTTTCAACCATTTTTCGTAGTTGAAGCTCTCTTCTATGGCTTGGAAACTTCTGCATCGCATAATCCAAATCTGACTTATCTCCTGCGTGTCCGCAATCAAATCCGAACCACCACAAATCACTCTCGATTGGATAACTTGAATGCTCTCCACCACCTGCATATGTAATGCCACCGTGACACTGAAAATATGCTTCAATGCGGATTCTTTCATCTTCGTCTAGCCAAGCACCAAGCAAAGGAAGAATCCCACTTACTTCTCTGTCTCCGACATCAGTTTTCTTGATTTCAAGGTAATCACTGTAATCCTTTCCATATAATGGATGATTCTTTGGAATGCCGACATAACCGCATCTGTGCCCGGAACTTCCAAATATGACAACGCATTTGTATCCTGCGTGTTCAAATTCACGCTCTACAACATATCTATCATTCATAGTGCTTATCCCTCCGCAATCTCTAATTTCTCACTATCATTAACAATCAGCATAATCAACTGACTATCTACCATTTCAGCAACTTTCTTCTGATTGTCCGTACTAAGGCTTTCAGAATCGTCCAAAATGATAGGTGTTGATATACCGCTAATCTTCTGGATTGAATTGCAAATATCAACTCTACCCAAAATCCTGTTACCCTTGTTAGACATAGTTGTTAAAATACTCTTTCCGTCAACTGTAGGTATGCAACAGCTCTTGTAATTACCATTCTTGGCATATTCAAACAACTGCCACTTAACCAAACCGAAATGACTGTTTACCGCTTCTGTCAAGGCTTCGTTCTTTGCTTTGTCTAATTTATCAAGTAAATCAAGGATTTTCTCGGCATTAGCCTTATTCTGTTCAGAATCAATCCTTGTCTGCCTTAATTCTTCAAGTCGCTGTTCGTCTGCTGCCGTATCAGATTTTGCAATCTGGCTTTCACATTCTGCCAACTGCTGCCTTAAAGCTGTTTCCTGTGACTTTAATTCTGCCTTAACTGCTGAAATATCATTCGCTTTGTGCATAGCTTCTTCCTTTTCAGTTATCTTCTGTTCAAGTGCCTTGTATTCATCTGTAGCTGATACATCAATTTCCTGTTGAAGTTCTGATAACTGCTTTTCAAGGTCTGCAACTTCTTCTTCCAACTTCTGCTGATTAGCAATATTTTCTTCGTTACATTTTTCCAGCCTTGGTATCATATCTCTTGCATTATCAACATCTGCCTTAACTTCTAATCCGTCTTTTTCAACCTTTGCCAGCCTGTCAGCCTTTGTCTTTTCAAATGAACTTCTAAGGCTTTCAATTTCTTCTGCTGGCAGTTCTCTGCGGCAAGTAGGGCAAATTGCTGTATTGTCATTGAATTTTTCTTCTTTAATCTTCTTCCAAACATCAGCAAGCCTGTTTCTTTCTCTCGCTCCGCTTTCAATGTCGTTCTGATAACCAGATATTTCAGAATTGTTCTTCTGAATAGTATTAGCTATATTAATAAGATAATCTTTCTTTTCAGAAATCTTGTTCTCAATCTCTCTTCTAGCCTTAACATTTTCTTCATTGGCTTTGCGTGACATATCACTAAGTTCAAACTTCAAGTTGAGAATATCTGAACTAGCCTTATCATATTCAGCCATCAGCTTGTCATTATCAGTCTGCTTTGCTATACAGTCCTCAATCTGTTCTTTAAGACTATTTTTCTGTAATTCAAGGTCAGATACATCAATGCCCTGTTTAAGCTGCACATCACGCTCTTTCTCTTCAATCTGCCCTTTCAGCTTTTTGGCATTATCATCAACATCTTTTTTGATTTTATTGTTCATAGCACGTATTTCTTCGTATGTGTATTTTTCAAGAAGTGGTACTAATTCGGCAAGTTCGCTTTTAGATTTTGCCATATCAAGGTCGGTTGTTTTCTTTACTAAACTGAAAAGATATTCTCTCATTTCCTTTGGCTTCTGTGTAAGAAATACATTGATATTGCTACACATTTTGAAAATGTTCATATTAACATCAAGATATTCATTGAATGCCTTTAATGTCTTTGACACGCTATTGATGTAATATGAGTTAGTATCGCTTACAGTTGTCACAGCAACGCCGTCCTTTACAGTTTCCCCATAAGTACGTTTCTGCACTTTCTTCATAGTTATTTCTTTTCCGTCAACATCAAGTATAAGTTCAACACTTGTATCCATATCATCAACTGATACTCCGTCAATCTCTCGTCTAACAACCGGATTATCCTTTAATTCATAATCACAGTTAAACAAGCACCACAGATAAGCTGTGGCAATAGTTGACTTACCCTTGCCATTCTCAGCCATAATCTTTGTAATGGCATAAAAATCAAACTCAGCGTGTGCGTAGCACATAAAGTTTTCAAGTACTATCCTTTTTAAAGTTGCTCTCATAAACAATATCCTTTCCTTATTTATATATTCATAATGAACACATCATCTTCTATTGAGAAGTTATCAACTGTCTTATCCGCAAGATAATGCCGTCTGTCAAGTTCATCAAATGTGCCGTCAAATATAACACCCTGAACTGGATGCCATACCTGACAACGCTTTTCATTATCTGCTGCCATACTAGCTAATTCCGAAACAGTAATATCACTATTCATCAGCATTCTCCTCTTCTTCTATAATCTCAACTCTGCCTACTGATACCTCATAAGCTACTCTGTTTTCAATTTCATCTTCGCTTATCTTCTTTGTATAAAGTCTTGACTGAAACCTACCTGTCATTTCTATATGTGTTCCTACTGGCAAGTGACCAACAAACTTAGCTGTTCTGCCCCAAACTATGCAAGGTATATAGTCTGACTTGCCATATGCTCTGTTAACAGCTATGAGAACATCTGTTATTTCTCTTCCAAGAGGTGTTACCCTGTATATAGGTTCTTTACAGATAAAGCCTCTAAGAACTACATCATTATTAAAAGGTAGTTCTACCTCGTTTTCATATATCTCTATATTTTCGGTAAAGATTGCTAATATCAGCTTACTTTTTTCACCTATATGCTCATTGTAGCTTCTTATTCTTCCTGTAATCATTACGCAAGTACCTGTTTTTAATTCTTTCAGATCTGCAATTCTTTCAGATATAAGAACAGGAAGTGTATCTACTTTTCCGCTAACCCTGTCAATCGAAACCATCATCTTAAAGAATTTTTCTCCAAAAACTTCGTGATTGAAAACTGGTTCTTCTGCAACTAACCCAAAAGCTGTAATATTGTTATTTCTCTCTTTCATCTTTAGTTCTCCTTCTCTTTTTCTACAAATCCAACAACCTTACCGCCGTCAATAACTGTATACATATCCTTTTTCTCGTACATATCAATGCAATCCTGTACTGTTATTACTTTCTCGTTTACCTGTTTCATATTGTTCAATCCTTTCTTTTCTCTTTGCCCTTGCCATTGTCAGAACGATACAAGCCAGTTCTAAAAACATCCCGAATATCGTTCCTAGCATAAATCCCTGTATCATAGCTTATATCTCTCTTTCATTATTGTAGGCAGTTCGTAGCAGTCGATAAAATCGTGAGTGTCTGCTATGTACTTCTTTTTAAGTTCACTCAAACCACACCCGTATTCGTGCTTTAACTGCCCTAAAATATCTCTTGTAACTATGCTCCTTAATGGCTCACAATGTTTATTTCTTCCTAAGAGGTAACTTGTTCTTCTGCCAATGTGTGACAGGATTTCAAGTTTTTCCACCTCATTAATCTGCTTCGCCTTTTTCAGAAATAATAAATATCAATCTGCTAAAACTCCTTTCCTTAAAAGCTCATACTTATCTGTGCATTAGCTGCATTTACCTGTTCAGCAAGGACCATAGGTAACGCATAATCATCTATAAACTTGTGTACATTATCAATGTACTTTCTTCTTATGCTCTTATATGTTGTTACGCAACCAAACTCACGTTTTAACTGCTTATATATGTCAGAATATACCGAACTGCGAATACTGCCGTTCTTATAAGCTTCGCTATCCTTGCCGCCAAGTATAATTACGCCTTTTCTATTAACGTGCTGTTTGACCTCATCAATCTCACAGCCGTAAAGAGGTGTGTTATCCTTAAGCTCTGTCATATCTTCTTTGATAGAGTTAACAGCCTGTTCAAGTTCTGTATAGCCCTGTGCTAAAAGCTGTATCTGACCGCCTGTTGTCTTTGGCATACCATAACCGCCTGTTTTTCTGATTGACGGAAGTACCTCTCCCGTAACCCAATCTGTAAATCTCTCTGCACTTTCTTTGCGGCTCTGAAAGATTGTCTTGTAAAGATTAGCCTCGCTAATAAATATCATTTTCTGCATTCCACCCTTTGTAAGGGTATCCGCAGTATGGATACCCTTTTCAGATAACCTCTGCTTAACATTTCCTACATTTGATATTTCCAATGCCTTGCATACATCAGCCAGACAAAACATAGGTTCATCATCTTTAGTAATGGTTCGGATTTCTCCAAACTCTGAATTGCTAAAAATCTGTAGCTCCATAAACATTCCTTTCTGAAAGTTAAATATTTTGAACTTCTAAAGCAAAAAAATAATCCTGTATATCATCTTCTGATAAATCTAATAATTTAATTGCTTTTAAAATTTCAATCTGTTTCCAAGGTCGCTTGCCTGTCATTTTAAGTGATAAAGTCCTGTCTGAACAGCCAAACGCCTTGGCAAAGTCCGTCTGACTTCCGTACTTTTCAATTATGCGACCTCTTAACTTACTGTAATTAAAAGCCATTCCAATTCTTCTCCTTTCTCCGTTTTTTGTTCAATGTTTTGAACTGATTGTATAATAGCATTATTAAATTAATATGTCAATAAAAAGTTCAATATTTTTTACTTTTTTAGTTTTACATCTTGAACTTTTGTTCAAATAATGGTATATTATCAACAGAAAGGAGGATAACTAAGATGAAAGAGAATACATCAGATAGGCTTAAACAGCTAATGAATGAACGGAAGTTAAAGCAAGTTGATATTTTGAATTTATCATTACCATATTGTAAGAAATACAATATCAAGATGAATAAATCCGATATTAGCCAGTATGTATCAGGCAAAGTTGAACCTAGCCAAGAAAAGCTAGTTGTCTTAGGAATGGCTTTGAACGTGTCAGAAGCGTGGCTAATGGGATTTGATGTTTCGCCAATCCGTAAGGATAATTCAAAAGAAGCTGAAAAAGATGTTGATTTACTTTGGAAGTTTTCTATGTTAGAACAAAGAGATAAAGAAACGATATTAGATATGATAGATGTTATGTTATCTCGAAAAGAAAAGAAGTAGGGTTTTACCCCCACCTCTTCAAAAAGTTTTCTATGAATGAATACAGGTACTCTAATGTACCTGTATTTTCTATTTTATTTATGAGTTCTATTAACTTATCTTTGTAATTTTCCTCATTACTGTTATCCATAAACCTGCACTCCCCTCTCTTGCCCTTGCACGTTTGATAGCGATACGATTATTATAGAACACGCGTTCTATCGTGTCAAGTGTAGCGGCGATATTGCCAACGCCAATCAAACAATATCGCCTGCCAGAACTTGAAAATGTTTAAGGGTCTTTTCTCAAAGACAAGTTTATTATACATTTATCGTTAGTATATTTCAAATACTTTCGGTCGTGTTATTTCGACTTTATTCGACAACTAACTGGAACTTGTCGATTGCATTACCCATAACACCTGCATATCCGTCCATTCCGTTCGATGTTTCGTTATCTATCTGTTCTGGATAGAAGTTACGGTTATTGAATACAGATACCATATACTTTGCATACTTCCAAGGCTCACCCTCTGGTGTGTAGTAGATAACTTCTACGGCATCTATCGGTGTTTTCTGGTCACCTGCAAAGCCGTTATTGAAATCATTATAATCAAAGCCGGTAACGTAAGGAAGCCAATCGCCATTAAGTGTATGAACTCTGTACCTAACTGAACCTCTGCTAACCTTGATAATAAGTGCTGTGATAGCTTTATTGTCACCTGCGCCAGCCCAATCTTCTCTGTCCTCTACTTCACCCCACCAACGGTCTGTATAAGCGGCATATGTAGCATATACGTGTTCATCTGTGCTATCCTCTGTGTTATCTTCTTCGCTGTTATCTTCTGTATTATCTTCTTCATTATGAAAGCCATAGAATTCTGATAAGTCGCAAACTCCGTCTACTCCGTCAACAACGCCGCTTGATGTGTACTGCCAACCTGCAAGGTAATGGTCAATGTTAGGTGTCTTGTCTGTGTTAACATCATCATTTAACTGCGTTTCATCATAGCCTAAGTAGTAACGTGCTATCCAGAACGGGCAATCTAAGTCGCTAGGGTCTGTATAGGGCTTGATGTAACTACCATAGAATGATAAGCCAGTATATACGCCAAAGTCATATCCTGCACCCTCAATAACCTCTTTGTAAGCCTTGATAATATCAATAAGCTCTGAACCTAAGTTTCGCATACAAGTATCTTCAACGTCCATCCAAACTGTTACCTTACGTCCGTCAAGTACCTCTAATACTCTTTTAGCCGCTACAACCGCTTCTTCTACTGTCGGTGTGTAAACATAATTGTATACACCGCAGATATGCACACCTGCTAACTGACAGCCTTTCCAGTTGTTTTCAAACTGCTTATCTGGGTCAAAATCACGTCTGATAACCTTAAGAATAGCGTGAGTAAGTCCTGCCGCCTTAACTCTGTTCCAGTCAACTACACCATTCCACGCTGAAAAATCTCCACATTTAATCATAATTAAAATACCTCACTTTCTACTGTTCCTGTTGCATCTGAACTAACTGTGTTATCTTCTGTGCTGTATGTTGCCTTGTAAGTATTTTTAACGCCATCAAGAAAGCTCTTAAGCTCGCTGTCTAGTGCTATATCATTCGCCAAGTATGCCGCAAAATCATTGAAGCTAGCTGACATACTAACTGTGCCGCTTTCACTGATTGTAGCTGACAGATAAGCTACCTGTTTAAGTGTTCCGTCTGAATTTTGAACAGATAATGTTCCGTTTTTTTGAATTGATGAGTTGATGTCTAACATTGTGTTTTACCTCCTAATTCGCATTAAAAAAGGACACCCGAAGATGTCCTTAATTGCTTAATTGCTTTTCCAATTTTTTAATACGCATATTCTGCGATTGTACAGTCGCAACTATATCCGCTATTAATTCATCATAGCGTAATGCGTATCTTGCTGTTAGTTCTTTAGTTGTATTTCCGTTTTCGTCTGAGACTTGTGTTTCGTAGTTATCATTATTAATCTTTTTATCGATAAATAATCCCCAGTCATCTTTCATAGTTTCTTTAACCTGCTGTGCAATAAATCCGTGATGATAGCGATTAGAAGTACCGTTAATCATTTTAAATTCGCAAGGTTTTAAATTGTAGATAAATTCAGAAGAGTCTTCTGAATTCAATAAATGAACGTCTTTTTTTACGTTCTCGTCTGAATCAGAAGCAATTGTTCCATAAATTGACCCGAAACATCGCAAATCATATCCTATGTATGTACTTCCATATACTGACAGTTCGCAGTTCTCGTAGTGTCTGTCCTCTGTATTTGTAATTCTGACATTTTGTGTGTCTTTTCCCGAATTGGGATTATAGCAATATACTGTAAGTGTCGTTGGTTTTTTAATATTGTCTTGGTAACCGCCATTCATCGAAATATTGGGCGAAAAAAACTCTAATGATTTGTTTAAATCGTTGTTTATTCTTATAACGAATTCGTATTCCGTATTTTCTGTTTTCTCTTTGGTACAATTTATTCCGACAACATCTCCATAATCTGCATTTAGCACTAAAGCTCTTCTTGCTTCATTGTCGCTAGTATAATATCTTGTTGTAGTTATCGAACCTACATAATTTTCGTAATCGTCGACCCAAGAATAGAATTTAATGTAATTTTGGTCTATCGACATTCCTTTAATTCCATTATTTTGATATGTCGACAATATACCATTATCAATTGAGAAATTGCCAATTTGACCTTTAGAAGCATACATATATCCATCCGCACGAACGTACCAATTACCATAATATGCCCCATCTCTTTCTTCTTGGCAAGAGAATGCCCAAGCTTCGGAATCAGCGGGTGCCTGTATATAAGTTCTATATTTGCCGTAATCTTTATAGATAGAAGACTTGCTGATGCCCCAGCCTCCAATCGTGCCAGACGAAAAATAGCCGCTTCCTGTAATTTGTGCGTTAGTTGCATATAGTTTACCAGTTTGACTTATATAAAAATTAGGACTTTTGCTGTATCCCTCATCTTCAGTTCCGTGAAAAACCGAAAAAACATATGGTGTAATATCACCAGGTATTTGTAATGCAATTCTGAATAAGTCATTATTCTGCTTAAATATTGTACTTATTGAATCTTTAGACACTTTCCAGCCGCCAACGTTTCCGCCGTTGGCAATCAGATTGCTACAAGTTATAGTTCCGTCTGCTGTAATGCTGGTGTTCGTGCTGTTTAATGTAAACCTGTTGCCACTTAAATTAAGCCCACCCCTTGCAGTAATATTTATTGTATCTGCAATAGCTTCGATAGCACTCTTAAGCTCGCCTGTTTTAGGGTCTTTTTTGATATATAAATCAAGGCTTGTTTTAGTTGCATAACTTTCTAAATCGCTTGACTTAGCGTAAGTTCCACTAAGTGCCAAACTAATACTTGAACCATTATCATTAATTTCCTGCGTAATTTTGTTAATCATAGTAGTTGTTGTACTATAATTATCTGTCAGATTTTTCTTTGTCTGTGTTAATTCTGTTGATATGCTATTAAGATTAATCTTAAGACTAGCGTTCTGATTAAGCATATAGGCTAATTGTGTGTTAGATACCTCTTTCCAACCCCAATTACCTTTATCATCTTTAACCCAACGCCAAGTTTTTTGAGCTGTTTCGTTGTATGCTATTGCCCCGTGATATTTTGCGTATTCATCATTGCTATAAGTCCAAGTAAGATTATCGCTTGGAAATAAATCATCTGACGGATAAATAGGTATGAACCAATCAATAGCTGGATAATTATCTTTTGTAGGCGTTGCTGTTACTGTATACACCATAAAATTATCGTTCGTTTGTTGGTATAAGTCAGATAATGTTATTTCGTAGCTATCTAGCTTCTGATTAACAGTAGAAAACTTAGTCTGAATGCTTTCAGTATCAACATTGCTAGTCCACCACAACTTGTTAGTGATAAAATCACTAGCAACTTTCATCATACCGCCCCATTGAGTATAATCTTTGCCAGCACCACTTGTTATAGCTTGCATAATGACATTAAGTGTCTGTCCCTCGTTGTCCAGATAAATTTTATTGCTCTTAAGTGTATGGGTGTTATCGTTATTGATAACACTAAATAGTGTTTCAATATCCAGCTTGCTTGCATTGATATTAGCATTATCTTGAACAACATCATCACGAACAACTTTCCTCGTAACACCTTTTTCAGTAAGTCCTAAGGCATCAAACATAAGATTGCCAGCTTTATCCCAGACATACATATTGTAGTCCGAATTAGCGTCTTTACCTATTTGAACTCTTATTCTGTCAGTATCTTTGATGATAATTGTATTGTCTTGCCAATAAGACATTCCATTTTCACTATGAACCTTAAATTTAGTAGTGTTAAGGTCAAGTGCTGTAATCTTGCTTGCAGCTATGCTGTCAATCATAGCGTCTTTAATCTGTGCATTGCCGATAACACTTACAACTGCATTAGCGAATTCTGTTGTTAAACTTTTACCTGTCGCAGAACCAAACATTAAGGTCTTAATGTCTGCTACATCTGCATTTAACACGCCTACCTGTGCATAATCTGCTTGTAACTTAGCGATATTAGCTTCATTAATTGTAGCTTTACTTGCTGTCAAATTAACAATATCTGCTGTAATAGCTTCAATCTTATTAGCCTTTAATTGGTCGATATACGCTTGATGTGCTTTTAAACTCTCAATATTAGCACTAGTTATATCGGCATTTTCGATAACTGCCTTGTTGATTAAGACTAAATCAGCGTAGTATCGTTCCATTTGCTTTGTTATCGGACCGCTAGCAATATTACTGTTTTCTGTGTCAGATTGTCCGATAGATGTAACTGTGTCCATTAAGCCGCCATCACATTCGTGTGTTATCTGCATTATAGGCACTTTGTAGTCAACGCCACCTTTGTTGACAGTTATAATGTCACCTACTTCAAGCCGCCAGTCACCGACAAACTTAACTGTAAGCGGTCTAAACTGAAAGCCGCCTATCTTTTTATAAATCTCATTTAAGTTAGCTTGTGTCATAAATGGATTAGCAAAGCTAAGTCCAGTTGTACCACTGCCGCTAGTGATTGTGCTAGTTTCCTTATCACCAGACTTTGTATTGTTACAAGTCAGCTTTCTTATCGTAAAATCTTTGCTAGTGGTAAAAGTAACCCCTTGCTGATAGTATTGATGTCCGTCAAGCACATAACCGCTATCTTTGTACCACTTTATTTCAAGGTTTCCGTCAGAATTAATAGCCGCATTTCCACCTTGTAGCATAGCCATATAACCAATCATTTCACGCATTGTATAGCCTTGCGGCTTATCTATGATTGTATGTGTGTTTGTTATGCTAGTCGCTAACTGTATGCCTAACTTTGTACAGATTTCCTCTAAAATAGCCTTATCCGTACTAGGATAAGTCAAAGCTGAAAAATAACCTTTTTCAGCTTTGTACATCTTGTCATAAGCTGTGTACTTAGTGTATTCGCCGTTACTTTCTTCTTTAGTTACAGTAAATATGCCTATCTGTACATACTCAATGCCGCTATCGCCCTTAACACCCTCAAAAATGGTTATATCCTTATTTTCAAGCGTGATTTCTGGATTATAAATAGAAAAGGTAACACTACTACTGCAAGTATTACCTATCGAAATGCTATTGTTCGGATTGATTATGTTGCTGTACTTAAACTCATTAAGTGTCTGATTGTATTCTTTTCCGTCAACTAAATATTTGCTGTAATATCTTGCATACAGCAAATTGAAATCCGCACCCCAATTAATATTTTTCATTTATTGGATTGCTCCTTTCTGCTGATTAATCGTTAATCATAAAGCTAAGTGCGATAATGTTAGCTGGCTCAATAGCTTCGCAACTATCAAATGCACTTATATCAACTTTTGTGTATTCAGATACTTCTATCTCCTGTTCTCCTAGTTCTTCAAGTTCTGATTTTATCTTATCGTTGTTATCTTTATTTTCCTCGCGTATCTTTTCTATCGTTTCTATGACTGCCTTAAAGTGTGGCTCTAACATCTTAATGTTAGACATAATGGCAACTGCTAATCTGCCACCCATTTTAAGCTGTGCTACACTTGCAAGTGCTTCATAATGTGCTAAAACTTCATTTCCTGTTATTTTCATAGTTAATCTCCTTATTTCTGAATTAAACTTAATTTTGCTCCGACTATTAATCCATCCTCATTCTTTGCTCTTGTGAGATACGGATATGTCACATCTCCTGTGTATATTGTCATTTCCTTTTGTTGACCGCCTAAGAACAGGACTTGTGCTGTTGGGAATGGGTTATCTATGTCGCTAATCACATTATCAAGCAATAATGCCTGTTCTCCTGTTAATGGCGGTAATTGAAGCTCTACTTTGTCTTTGATAGCTACGATTGTGCCTACCATTTCGCCATAGTCGTTCCTGCCTGTGTTTTTAGACCATATCTTATTTCTACTGTATGTGTAGCCGTTATATGCTACTGGGAATGTCACTCCCTCGATAATTACAGCACTTATCATTCAATCGCCCCTTTCTGCCTAAAAATTGGTAACAAAAAAGAACATATCATCTCTGATACGTTCCCTTAGTTTTATATATTTATATTTTCAAGTTGTCCCTACCACTAACATTTTATTTCAATACCCATTTTGAATTTTTATTTATTAAGTTAATTAAACAGCAATATCTTCAATAAACATATTGCTTAAATAAAATAAGTGAAATTGTAATATGTTTGTCCTTGATTTGCCTTAATTTCGGTATCACTATAAATTTGTAATGCACCATTAGGTGTCAATTGTCCATATGCCACAAACCCCGCCGGATTATATACTGTGACCGGAAATTTTATAGTTTTACTCGGTCTATATTCCTTAGGCAGAGTTGCGACTGTTGTCCAGCTCCTAATTGCTACAGTATTGGTTAGTTTAGCCGGCATTATATTTACCAGTGCCAAAGCAGGTGCGTATGTTATGATAGCATTTTCGTACGTTGTTGTTGTATTGTTGTTCAGCTCGCTTATCATATCGTTATTATTCTTAATCCCATCTTCCATATGATTAAGTCTGTCTGGGCTTATTGGAGTGCCGCCGCTAGTGCCAGCTTTCCACGCTTGCTTTATGTATTGTATAAAATTCATAGTAAAACCTCACTTTCTAAGCACATAAAAAGGACACCTCACAATTAAGTGAAATGTCCTTGTCATTTTGCTATTTATTTGTTATTATTGACGTGAGCAACTTATATGTACTCATATGTGCTAATCAGAACAGGTCTACCCAACTTGTTCTGATTTTTTTATTCTAGTAGAGCCAAGATTGCGGCGCTACTGATTTAATGTCTTTCTCCACAAGTGGAGAAAAGCGTTGCAACAACTATACAAATACTTCCCCCAGCTTTATGGGGAATATTTTGCAACTTCCTGCAAAAACTTTCCCGACTTCTTGGGAATTTTTTCGTACCCACTTGTGGGTACGCTATGCTGCTATCAGTTTCCTTGCTGGGTTAGTTATAAACTCTTTTATCTCGTTATATCCCCAACCGCAATTAACAAGTCCACTGATAATCATTTCTATTGATTGTACCTTTTCAAGTTCTTCTGCTGTGAAATAATCACGCAAATTAGCCTTTTTATCAATCCCACATTCTTCTCTTAACTGTTTTGCTGTCTTTCCGAATACAGTCCTATATACAATGTCAGTATAAGTCGAATATGCGTGTCCGTGCATTCTCTCATTTTCGCTTGACTGCTGAATAGCTTTAGTAAGTGACTGCCTAACTGCTATGCCTTTTTCTCTCTCTATCAGCTTGCCTTTGAGAAGTTCTTCCATTTGATTAAATTGGTTAATATAGGCTTCTTTAAATTTCATAACTTTCTCGCCAGTATAACCCATAGCAAGAATGGTAAAACCATCTCTTGTCATATATACCATTGGATATGTTTTTTTATTGTTCTCAACGGAATATTTAGAAAACGCAAAATTGCGTTCTCTAAACTCTGGACTACATTCAAGATTTTCTATATCCCTAAGTACATCCGAATGTCTTTTCCCAAAAGTTTCTGCTACATCAAGGCTTGTTACAACTGTTACTTCTTTGCCTTTGCTTATTTTCCTTGTTTCTACTAGCATAGATACCTCCAAAATATTTTTATTTTATATTTCATTGGTATGTTAAAAGCGCACACAAAAGACTATTCTTGAAAATTTATCTTTCGTATGCGCTGTGTCTCGTTCGTTCTATTAATTTTAGCATATACCAAGATAATATATTTTATGAATATTGTCAACTGGTGTCTTTTTATGCTCCCCTCTTTTTTATAAAACAACTTATTTACTTAAATCATCTTTCGACATATTAACAGCAAAACGATATATTTGATGTAATATCCATATATCCTCAATATTTTCTAATGCTTTATTTATTTCGTCTTTTAATTGTTTTTCCATCTGTTTTCCTCCAAAAAAATATTGATTTTCCCAAAGGAACGTAGTAATATAACTATATTCCTTTGGAATGTTTTGATTGAGTAGTAACTATAAGTTTTGACTGACTTGTTGCTACTCTTTTTTGTTGTCTTTAAGTTCTTTTTCTACTAACCCTATGCCTTTCATAATGGTATCAGTTCTTGTTAATTTCAATTCATCAGCACATTTCTGAATACGATTAGCTTCATCTTTTGTTATTCTGATATTAAGATTAACATTTCTAGGGTTTTCCTTATGTGGTCTTCCTGCTGGACTAATAATAATCACTTCCTTTCAATTATTGCCCTTGCAATATTTATGTTATTATAATAACTGCCCTTGCAATAATTGTCAAGTACTTTTAAATAAAAAATGGAACGCACCGAAAAGATACGCTCCATTAAAATCATGTATTACCAAAAAATCAGCCCACATCTGTTACACACAAACCTATGTTGTGAATAAGTTCCGCCCTGTTGCTTAATCTTCTCTTTCTTATTAACCAGCGTAAACGGTCTAAACGGATTCAAATTAACGGTATATCTTGTCTTAGTTTTCTGTGGTACAGTTGTTGTAATCTGTGTGTGAGAGCAGTCCCAACTGCTACATCTTGGACAATATACTTCAACTAAGCCGTTTTCTGTCGCTCTGTACACTCCTTTAAAGTTAGGATTTAGTGGGCGTTGAATTTGTGGTTGCTGTTTTTTCTTTATTCCTAATACTTCCAGCATTTTATATAAGCCTTTTTTTAACATATACATTCCCCCTTATCTTTAGTACTTTAAATATATTCTTTTATTATTTATTTGTCAATTAATAAGGGAATGCTGCTTGCCCTGTCATATTAGTGTAGTTATTAGCTTTATCCTGTACCATTGTAAACAATTTATCAGCGTCACCTTGTAGTGTTATATTAACGTTGTTGTTAGCTTCTGACATAGCCGCTACAACCGCATTGTATACTGCTGGATAAACTGCATTAGCAATACCTGTTGTAATTTCTTGTTGATTGGCTACTGCTGTTCTTCCGTCCATAGTACCAACCATTTCGGGTGCTACTTCATTAGCAACGAATAACTGTCCTTTGTTTGGAAAGCCGCCATTTGCATACCAATCAACACTTATCTTGGGCACTTGAGGTGGCACAAGACTAAATTCGCCATCAATATCGAAATGTGGCGTTTTTATATGTGGAAAGCTAAGTCCTAAGTTGTCCCACCAATCTTTGAAATTATACCACATATCTCTTACTTTATAGAAAAAGTTCTCAACGGCTACTGAAATTTCACTAAGGGATGGTTTGCTATCCCACCAATTAACTACATTATTCCACTTATCTTGTATGCCTACTCTTATTCCATCTGCCATATCACGCCATCTATCTGCCGTAAAGTAAGGTGCTACGTGATTATTCCACCAATTGTAAATTCCGGTTGTGCTCCACCAAGAAGAAAAATCAGACCATTTATCTTGTAGACTTGACTTGAAATTATCACCCAAGTTGTTCCATTTATCTTTAGCAAACCAAGGCGTAACATCATTATTCCACCAATTATATATACCTGTGCCACTCCACCAATTATTGAACGAAGTCCAACTATCAGTTAAGCTGCCCTTTGCATTATCTCCAAGAGATTGCCATTTTGCTTTTGTAAAATAAGGTGCTACGCTATTGTTCCACCAGTTGTATATTCCTGTACTACTCCACCAGTTATTAAAAGAAGTCCAGCTATCTTGCAAGCTATCTTTTGTATTATCTCCAAGCGACTGCCACTTCGCTTTAGTAAACCAAGGCGTAACATCATTATTCCACCAATTTACGATTGCTGTATTATTCCACCAATCTGTAATTTCATTCCATTTTTCTTGTGCAGCTATTTTTATATTTTCTATGCCATCTTTTGCTTTTTTTACATATTTACTATCATCTATGCTTGCTGAAAATTCCGTAATAAATTTAAGTGTAAGAATTCCGCCCGGAATAACCAAAGAAGCCAAAATTCCTGCAATTCCCCATTTGTCGTATATCTCCTGGTAAGCACCCCATATTAATTTTATTGCTGATACTCCTAAGTCAATTGCTAGGTCCAAAATTTTTACAGTTATTTTTCCTAAATCTATACCTTCAATAAACTTTATTATATTTCTTCCTAATTGTTCCCAATCAACAGAACTAACAAATCCATCTGCAAAATCCAAAACATTGCAAATAGCTTCTGTAATTGCTTCTCCTGTTTTTTTCCAAGGAAAAGCATTTATCCCTTTGTTTATTTGTTTGCCTGCGTAAGTACCTATTCCGTACCAGTCGCCTTTTTTTATAGCTTCCTCTATTCTGTCAGCCCAGGCAACTGCCGAATTCTCCATATTAGCAAACGCCTTATTCCACGCCGCTTCATATTCTGCCGCCGCCTTAGCAATATCGTCTGTCAAATCAATAGTGCTACCGCCGCCACCACCGCTTGAACCCTTGCTTGAGCTTGTATCGTCCTGCAATTTATTAATTTCATCAAATCCCATAAGGGATAATGTAGCTTTCTTAGCTGAATCAGCTACATCTTGGTAACCGTTTGAAATATCTTCTAAGCCATCTGATGTGTCTTTATAGCCACTTTGTCCGAAGCTTTCAAAGTCAATCTTAACGCCCATTAAAGAAGCAAGATTGACTAATAATCTTTTGATTACAATAGTTACTCCGTTTACTACTGGCATAACCTTTGAAAGAATTGGGATAAATAGCTGTCCTGCTACCATTCCTACCTCTTTCATATTGTTGCTGAACTGGCGTAACATATTTGATGGGCTATTAATCGTATTAGCTAAATCGCCCCAAGATACTTTACTTTGGTCCAATATTGCTAACACTCTTAACTGCTGTTTTTCCATCTGTGTCATTTCTGATACAGACTTAGAAATGCCTAAGTTATAAGCATATGTCGCTAATGTAGCATTAGTAATATCAATACCATATTTATACAATGCCCTCGATTGTCCGATTAAACCGCTTTGTAAGTTCTGTGCTACTGTTGAATAGTCCACATTGAAAAGTGAGCTTATATCGCCCGCAAGCATTGTCATTGACTTTGTTATAGCCGTTGTTGCTTCGCCTGTCTGTCCTAACGAATTAGTAACAGAAGCTAACTGCGAAGCGTACTGTGTTACTTCTTGTATGTTAAGTCCTAAGTTCTTTGCTCCGCTTTCTTCAAGCAAACCGCCTTGAACATTAACTTTTAAACCAGACAGCTTTCCGAGAGTATCGTTTACTCTGCTTTGGAAGCTCTCTGCATATGCTGTTGCGTTATCATATCCGTACTTTTCGTAATCTTTATCCCACTCTGAACCAATCTTGCCAAACGCTACCGCTTGATAGTTGAATGCTTCAATGTAATCTGTTGTTGACTTAATTGCTTCTATAAGTTTCTTACTGCCACGAATTACCATAAAATAAGTGGCATAAAACTTACCTATCGCACTTGCTAAGTTCCAACTGCTTCTAGTTGCTGTCCTAGCACTTGTAGACACGCCATACAGTGACTTTTGAAGTGAGTTTGAAGAAGTACCCACCTTGCTACCTTGACTAGCAAGATTAGCCAATGCGTTAGTCATTTGAATAACATTCTGGCTTACTGTTGGCGCTCTTGATAGCGTTGTCATTAAGCCATTTAAAGCATTGCCTAGCTTTGGAATGTTTACAACGGCGTTTTCTATGCTCTTACTGCCTAGCTTACCAAGTGACTTTGCAAATTCTGTGACCTGTGTTGCATTTTGCGGAATAGCTGATATGCTTGAAACTGCCTTTGTGACAGCTTGAAGTGATGTAGCTGTGTTAGTTAGTGCAACCGAATCAACAGAACCTATTTTTGTGATGTTCTTAGCAAGTCTTGTAAAATCTGCTGTTCCTGCGTTCATATTCTGCATAGCAGAACCTAACTGACTAACACCAGTCGCAAGGCTACTAAGTGATGAACCATTCACAGTTGCAAGTGATGTTGACAGCCTTGTAAGCTGATTTATCAGTTTATCAACAGAATTAATAGCTTTAGTGGCAGTACCGGTAATTTTGACTTCTAAACTGTCTAATTCCACGCTTTAACCCCCTTTTATAGGATTGTTGGCGGTAGTCCTCTCTTTTCAGTCTGTGCCGCCCATTTTTGCTCATTGAGTAACATCAGCTGTAACTCTTTGTCGTAGGTATCTTCTTTGCTTTCTTCTGTTTTTTCTGATAAAATAGCCTGTTTGGGATATTCAATGTGAGTATCTTTATTAAATGCTGCACCTATACCGCAAGAAATAGCTGGAATTGCGTAAACTAAAAACCAGTTATACATTTCTGCGTCTCGATTTTGTCTATCAATCTTTTTGCCTTTTGCATATAGTAATAATTTTGTAGGTGTCATTTTAAGAAAGTCTGAATAACTAATACCTAGTGAACTGGCTAAGACAAAGTATTCTTCCCAGATTATTTTGTGGAAGTCTGCTTTTTCTTGTGGTCCTGTGGAACTACTGTCGGTTTCTTCTGCTCCTGCGTTGCTTCTTCCACATTGTTCGCCATTTCCTCTAACATCGCTGTTATTCCCGACAGCTCGAAAAAACCATCATCTTCCATCGCTTTCTTGATTTCTTCAAACAATGTTCTATATCCGTAACTCTTATCTGTCTTTCTTTTCTCTGTAATATATGCCCTAGTGAGTTCCTTTGCTTCATCCATAGTTACTGGGTTATTGTCAATACAGCCTGCATAAATGGCGGTAATGCAAATCTCTGGCACATCTGCTGTCATATTTGCCAAGCCGTCAAAAGAAGCCTGTGCAACACTTTTATCTGTCTGTGCAAGTAAGTAAGAACCGTTAACAACAGAAAACATTTTCTGTACTATCTCTTTGCACTCCGCCGCACCGAAAGAAAACTCAATCTTATATTCATTTCCGTTTACATTAATATTCATCATATTTTCCCTTTCCCCCTATGCTTTAACATAGGAAAGGGGCAGTCCGTAGACCGCCCTTTCAATCAATTGTTATTCTGTTACATCATCAAGATATGATGCGTAGTCGGCTGTTTTGGCGTTTGTGCCACCAATCGACACAGCCTTTGATTTAGTCGATTGGCTTATCATTCCCCCACCTTTGTTACTGTGAATGTGCCACCAGTGCCTTCAACAACTTGAAGCTTGTCTGTGCATTCGATAGGTGAAGTGTTAGGAACTGCTGTTACTGTCATTTCAAGTACCGAATCAGTACCAGAAACATCATTAGGTGTCGCTGTTACCTGTCCGACAAATGCGTACTTAGCAACCGCACCTAATCCGTCAGAACCATATAACTGAATAATGTCTAACTGCTTACCTTCTGCTTTGATTAAGTCCTGTAAATAAGCCTTTTCAAGATTTCCTGTGTAAGTCTTAGCGTCAGATGTTTTGATACCCATTAAGAATGTCTGTGAATCATCTTCAAATGTTGTGCTTTCAACTGTGTTAGGTGCTGATACTGGTGCTGAAATTGACTTAGCCGCAACCATTAACTTATATGAGCCTGCAAAACCATCTTCGCTATGCTCCTTGTAGATAACTCTAGCTTTATAACTTGTACTTGCCATTGCTTTGTCTACCTCCTAAAAATTTGCAAAAAAATAAGAGCATTTCTGCTCTTTGTTACAATAATCTATCATTTGCCGCTATCATTCTTCTGAATCTAGCGGTACTCTTATGTACTTTATTACTGATTGAGAACTCTGGCATTGCATTGCCTTGAAATCTCATTGTTTTAAATGTATCTGTAATTACTGCCATAACCTTGCGACAGTCAGACTTGCTTGTGTTAGTGGTAACATCTACTTGAAATGTTGCTAACAATGCGTTAATTGTCTGTCCGTCAAGCGTTTGTCCTTGTTCAGCTGCTGGCAGTAAATGAATGTATACTGTTGGGAATGCTGCTTGACCGCTGTTTTCCCCCTCATTGGTTATGACTATCTTTGGGTATGTTTTCTTTAATTGTGTTAGGGTTTTAGCCTTGACAAGTGCTGTGACTGTATTTTCAAGGTCTGTCGCCCAATCATTAGCGTTTGCCATTAACTAAACACCTCTCTTGCTATCTGCTTATATTGATTAATAATCTCTATTGTGGCGTTGTACATAGGCATTGTAGCTTTAACGCCGTGTGTGTAGTGCCATTGATTATCATTACCTAAGTAGTACCAGCCATCTTCAAATGCGTGTATTTGCCCTGGGTATGTTCCTACACCCAAGCCGAAATCATTAGCCTTTGGGTTCTCATTACCGCTGTTGTAATAAATACCAGCACCAAATTCAATCGCTAATAGCGTGTAAAACGGCTCTCTATCTTCTACTTCAACAGTTTTACCGGTAGCAATTAAAATAGCTTGGTAGCCATCTTGAATAGGCTTTCTGTCAACTCTCAATGTTACTGTCCTACCTAATGGGCTTTCATTAACACTCATAATTGCTGCTTTGTCGCCTAATTCTGCTAGTCGTTCAACAAGCAATTCGCATTTATACTGTAAACTCTGCTTATACTGTTGTAGCTGCCTGATAGCTTCATTTACGGACTTTTCAGACAATGATATATTAATTGTATGTCTTGCCATAAACACGCTCCTTAACTGCTTGCGAAACAGCTTGTCTTATGCTTTCATTTATTGGCTCTTGCGTAGATGGAACTGTCTTTCCTTTAAAGATAGAACCAACTAGCTGTTCATTGCCTGTTTGTATAAATAAAGAACCATTTTCGGGAAAGCCGTCTGTCTGATACTTCGTATTTACCACCTACTTTACAACTGCTTTAAGCATATACTTAGTTGAATATAATGCTGGCTTAATGCCTACAATCGTGAAGTCCGCTGATGTTTCGTCAACAAGGCTGTCAGATGTGTATGTAGGCTTGCTATTAAGCCAGATAAGGTCGCCCTTTTGAATAGGTAGTGTATTCCTATCTGTCAGCAAAATAGCGTCAAAATCAGCGGTATCAAAGCCGTATTCCTTGCTTTGTGCTTCTCCACCGCTGAATGATATGTTTGCTTTGAAATCCGTAGGCTCTGAAAAGCCCGTTTTCTCTTCAAGAACTTTAGGTATCTTATTTCCCTCATCATCAAGATAAGGAATGAAGTTACCCTCTGTGTCGGTATATCCCTCATAAAGGATATTGCCGTCATCATCTCTTTCATAGATAGTTACCGTCTGTCCTTGAAGTGAATACTTCATAGCCTGCTTATTAATGTCAAGCATTGTTTTTTACCTGCTTATAAATCTGATTAACGCCTGTGCTTGATAATCCGGACACAATTCCTACTGCGATTGCATTAAGAATGTCATTTGCCGGAAAGTCCGGTATTACATACATACCTATAATGCCTAAGATACCGCCTGCAACGCCTACGATTATAGGAATGTAATTATCCTTAATGTGAGGAATTGCCTTAGCTCCTAAGCCTATCAGATATGTTATTACAACGATTGCAACTACTGTTGATACTGATGTTATATCCATTCTGCTATACCTCCTTATCTTCATTAAGTCGTGCTTCCAATCCGTCTATTCGGTGGTGTGCCGACTTTACACTTTCCTCAACCTTAATAATCCTGTTATCGTGAGAATTAAGTTCTTTTCTCATTTCTGTAACTTCATTCTTTATCTCTGTTGTATTGCTTGATATTGTGTCAAGTTTCATATTTATGCGTGTATTTTCTTTTACACGCTCTGTAAGTTCTGCATTGTCAGACTTTTTGTTGTTCTTAAGATTAAATCCCAACGTAAACAGTCCGAAAAAGACGGAAAAAGCAACTGAAATAATGCTTATAATTACTGCTATTGGCATTGATATACCGCCTTTCATAATTAATAATGGCACACCGCCCACCACCCTTAATGTGTGCCGCCTGCTACCATATTGCCAACATCAGCAAAATGGTAACGCACAATCTTCTTTAATATTCTGTAATGCCCTATAGGCGTTATAATACTTTAGCAAATGGAAATACTCCAACAAACAAACTATCTCTATCTCTCCAAGTTCTGTTGACACCATTCTCATTGTAGCTTGCCATAAATGCTTCGCCTGCCTGTGAATGGTCGTAGACAGCCAGATTAACAATAACACTCTCAAATTTCTTCAAGTCCTCGGTTATCATTTCATCTGTGTAGCTGTCGGGATAACACCTTTTTGCCTTTACATCTTCTGTAGCCTGTTTAATAAGCTGTTCGATTACTGGATTATCTTCTTTGTTATCGAACACTACCACATCAGATGTTGTTTCATCATCATTTGTGACTGTATCAATATGAAATTGTTTAAGTCTGATTTTGACTTGCTCTAATGTGGTGTATTCCATAATTTCAGCTCCTATAATCCTAATTTCTCAATTAACAGCTTCTTTAACTCTGCTCCTGTAAGCTCTTCTGCGTTGTCTATACCTTGTTCTGTAGCAAAAGCCTGTAAATCAGATGTAGACATACGATTAATGGTTGTCTTGCTATAATCAAAAGAAGCCCCAGAATTGTTATTTTCTGGAACTTCTTCGCCTGCGTTATACCATTCGCCATTATGAATTACTATATATGGATATTTCATAGTTGCACCCCCTACTCTTCGCTATGAACCTCATATACAAATGTGCTATCCATATTTTCGTACGATGGAAGTACAACCTCTGATGCAAATGTTGACATCTTCATAGGTGGTCCGTACTCTGTCTTTGTAGCAACTGTTATACCTGTGCCGTATACTGTTACATCAACATCAGCTACCTGTCTTGCAGTTCTTTCTTCCGGTGTAGTTCCGAACCAAGTATTACCAAGACTGCCCTCTGGAAGAAGTGTAACCTTGTTATCTGGATAGAAGTACTGCTCCTTGCCATCATCATCAATGTACATCTTATCGTAAAGCACGATAGTGAGCTTTGTTCTCTTCTGCACTACTGAAATAACAGTATCATCGTCAACTTCGATAGTTGCTGTAAGGTTCTGTGCAAGGATTGAGTTTCTTATCTGTGCATTATCAAGTAAATACTGGAATGTATTGCTGTTCATAAGTACATATCTAGCAATCTTGCCCTGCTTCTGTAACTTCTTTCTTGCATTGTTAAGATCTGTAAGTGGCTTTGAATTAGCTGTATCACTCCACATACTTGTGCCGGATAACTTTGCGTAATGGTCTTTTGCGTATGAACCATCCTTGTCATAATCGTAAGCATACTGAACGCCATCACTTACAATAGCAATTACTGGGTGTCCTGCATTTGTCGCAAGAAGCGACATTCTCATACGTTCCGGAACAACCTCTGCACCGCTTACAAGGTTGTTAGTATCGTCATATACGCTTGATAAAGCACTTGCAAGGTAAGGGTCGTCTGCTGACTGAATACGCTCGATTTCAAGCATTTCCTCTTCACCGACTGTCATTCCCTCGCGGAAAAATGCCATCTGTGTTTTTTCCTTGCTTAATCCCTCTCTAGCTCTAAGTGTTGGAATTGTGTCAAAGTTAGATGGTGCAAGCGAAACTGGAAGTCCTTTGTGTGTCTTAATCCAGCTTAAATCAAGCCCCTGCTTCTTTCTTTCTGGAAACCACTGTAAACCAAGATAAGGTATCTGGTTACTAGCGTTTTCTGTTGCCGATAATGCGATAGACTTACTGTCTAATACTTCATTGATTAACATCTGTTTACCTCCTGTTATTATTCAAATACAATCATTGGAAGAACTGTCTTAACTGCTTCTGCATATGTAACGCCGGAATGTGTTTCCGCTACCTTTGTATTAAGATATGCCTTTTTAAGCACTACTCCCTGTGGTCTGTCTTCTGTTACATCAAATCTTAAGATTCCGATTGCTGTTGCTGTATTATCAGCCACACCTGACTTGTTTACAGGTGTACCAGCTTTTACAATCTTCTTTCCATTCGCATCCTTTTCTGTTACCGTTGAAAAATCAAGTGTTAAAGGAATTGCCTCATTAGGCTCTCTCTTTAAAATCTGAACGTCTCCTGCGTATGAAGTCTTTTCATACTGCATATTCATTTCCTTTGCCATTTCTTACCTCCTGTTATTACTGAATGTAATGTGATAAAACGTCATTGTTCTTAGGTGCATTAGATATAAGACTTTCTGCTATCTTTTCAGCGTTTGTCTTATTGTCTGCACCACCTTTATTACTGCCACCGCCCGGAATATCCTGATGTTTAGCAATCTCCTGTTCCTTAGCCTGTGCCGCAGCTGTTTCTTTCTCGGACATAATCTTGCCAAGTTCGGTGTAATCAAGGCTTCCATCATCTTTAACAACTGTCTTTGCCTGTTCAGCAGTAATCTTAAAATTAGTCATAGCTGCTTCCCTCTGGTCTCTGATAGCGTTAGATTTCTGTAAATCGGCTATCTGCTGATTAGCTGTATCTAAGGCTTTATTTGCCTTTTCAAGTTCCGTCAGATTGCCAGCCTGTATCTCATCAAGCTGTTTCTGTAAACTGTCTGCTGTATCAGCCTTGGCCTTGTACTGGCTCACCTTGTTTTTTTCCTTTGCAACTTCTGAATTGTTCTGATTAAGAAGATTTGTAATCTGTTCATCTGTTGCTTCTGGAAAAAGTTTTAATACATCTTCTCTTGTCATAATTACCTCCGTTAAACACACGCTTTTGTTACCGCAGGTCGCTCCTGCTGTGTCTTCTGCTATTTACCGCATAGCTGCAAATGTATAAAATAAAAGCAGCTACCGATTATTCGATAACTGCCTTATTTTGCTGATTATTATTGAGTTGATTAACTATCTCTTGTGCTTTCTTTTCTTGTTCTTCCACATCATCAATAGTCTTGTATATATTATCAAGATATGGTTTTGACAACAGGAATGTCTTTTCTGCATCTCCCCATAAACCAACTGTCTTAATTGCTATAAGTGGATGTATGCCACTTTGAAGCAACACTGTAAGTGTCTGTGCTTTAGTGTACATATTATCCTGTGGACTGTGATTTATCTGCACATCAAAGTCTCTAACTGACAGCTTTAAATCTTTTCCGGCAAGTCTTAGAATATTAAGAACTGCCACAGCTAATCGCTTTTCGCACGATTTAACAATAGGGTCTTTCAGCTTTGCTCTTGTTTTAGAAAAGTCCCAACCATTTCTTAATTCAACTGCCCCCTGTGTATCTCCGCCGGTATTACCTTGTTTGTTAGGAATTGCCAATATTGATAATGTGTTATCCCATAAATCTTCCTTAGCAACTTGACATTGTGTCTGATTAAGCTCCTGTGTCATAATCTCAACGTCTGACTTGTTGTCTTTATTGATAGATTTAACCGTAAGGGCGTGGTTCATTTTCATTTTTTCAAATGTTTCTGTGTCAACTTCGCAATTTACAAACTTAACCCAATACTCAACAAACTGCTGTATACTATCCATTCTGTTAGACTGCATATTATTAATAGCGTCCAACATACCTATGACAAGCTCAATATCAGATATTCTTTCGTGGTTATTAGGGAACTCAACAATAGGAATTTCGCCATATGTATGTAGTTTTGCTTCAACTACTTTGCTGTCAACAATTCTAAAAGACATAGTGTCGGAAAATGCCATTTTATACCAATTTCCGTCCTCGTCTTTAAGTTCCTGCACAACAAGCATAGGTTCTTCTGTGCTTTCATTGTAAACAACGTAAGTATTCATTGGCGTAGGTGCTACAATTCTGAATGGTACATCTCCATTTTTAGGTTGAACCGCTTTGAATGATGTACCTGTTGCAGATTGCCACTCTCCAGCTTTAATGTCTTTCTCCTGCTTATTGGCATCCGCCATAAAATCATTGAGTATGTCAACTGCCTTATTGATAGTTTCATCATCTTTGCGGCTAATAAACTGGATTGGCTCACCATACGTCTGTCCTACCTTGAATTGAACAATTTCATATGCGTGGTTCTCAACAATCTTGTTTGTAATATCTTCATTAGTCAGCTTATGTCTATACAGTATCGGTTGGTCGCCCTTGTAGTAATGCCACAGATACTTGATAACTGGCTTATTCCAATTAAATACACCTATAGTACTTCCAATAACCTTAACAACATTGTTAGCAGTTATTGTATCTACATTCGTGTATGCAATTTTTCTACCATAACAGCCTCTAACAAGGTCTTGAAAATACATTGTGTTCATATCTTGCTCCTAATAAAATGTCATACCGCTTGAACTTCTGCTGTCCGGTATTTCTTTAATTTGAAAATTATCATCATCGTTAGGCACATACCATATCCATTTGTGGCAATGCTTGCACGCTAGCTTATGTGTTCGTGGGTCTTTGCTGTCTGCCTTAGTCAAAAACTTATGGCAATTCGGACACATAATTGATTTGTCTTTATTTGTATAAAAATTCATATTTCTACCTCGTTGTATAACAAAAAACACCGCTACAATTAAGTAACGGTGCTTTCCGATAAAGGATTGTAATATTTGATGAAAAACAGTTCTGTAATTTCTTACAGGTATACTATACCACGCCGGCAATGTGACATTCTATGACATCTTTTACAGATATTCACTCCCATATTTATCTTCAAAGGCTTGTAGTGCTTTAGCGTGTATTCTGTGTACCTGTCTCCAGCACCAGCCTGTTTCATTTGCAATTTTTTCAAATGTAAACTTTCTGACATATCTTAGAAACAATACTGTGTAATAATCTTCGTTGTTTATCTGCTCTATCTGCTCTATTATTTTGTTCTTTACATCAATGTATTTATCTATAAGCTTGTCAAGGCTTTCTTCCATTTGTTCAAGTCTGACATATCCGCATCCTGTTTTGTCCGGATCTGATGATGACATAACTCTTTCTTCATTAACAACCGCTGATATGCTGTATGATAATTCTTTATACTGTGTTATTTCTATCAATTTATTGTCAATTATCTTGTTGTAATAACTTATTTGATTCAGATAATCCTTAGTTGTCATAGTAGATTAATACCTCCTAAATGGATTTATAGCAGCTTCAACTTTAGCTGTTCTATTACCTTGTGTCATTCTTAGTGCAAAGTTTGAGAAAACATCAGGAACATCATCTAATTGTTTCTTGCCCGATACCGAATATTGCTTTAATAGCGACATCATTATTCCGTATGGTTCGTTAGGTTTGTAAAGCGATGGGTCTTTGAAGATAATGTGCTGTAATATCCAGTTAGAACACTGAAAAATACGTGCTTCCTTATTTGTCTCTGTCGGTACATCAGTGATGTTGCATATCCAGCCTACACTCTCAACTCTCTTATTAACTTCCATAGCCACTCTGTCGCCGCCGGCGTTACGCTCAAACTCACACTCTTGCACTTTATTATTTACAAGCACTCCTGCGGCATTTCTATATTGTTCTTCGTAATCTGCTGTGTTATCGCATACGCAATCAACGCAGTAATAATCTTCTCCGTGTTTTTGCAATACCGGTAGCACAAAGTAATCCGTACCTTTGCCCTTAGTATCACATTGAGCTGTGATAATTTCTGGTTCTCCGTGTGGCAGATTAAGGTATCTGCGGATTTTATCATCTGGAAATAGTAATCCCTCACGTTCGATAGGCTCCTGTCTGTATAAACACCTGTAAGAGATTTCATCCATTAAAAGCTGTTGGTCAGCAAAAAACTCTTTCGTAAATCCGCTATACTCATAATCAAAATTACTCTCGCCTGTTACTGGGTCTACATCTGGTACAGCAATAGTCTTAACTCTTTTATTCCCTGCGTACATATTCTGTATTCTTCCGATAACATCATGCACGCTCCAGCGTGTAGCAATATGTATTTCTTTGCAGTTATGTCCGTCTGTATCTTGTATTTTTCTTTGTCTAGCGTCTACTGCATATTTATCCCACAGCTTATCAAGTACCATGGGGTTAAGTGCTTCCTCAATTCCGCCTATCATATCATCAACTAGCAAAAATTTACTTGCACGGACTTTACCGGCATTTTTGCTGCCGACAGATGTACATTGTACGCTTGGAAATGGCTTATATTTACCTATGTTAAATTGTTCTAACTTTGCGTTAGTGCTTGTAACTGTAAGGCTAGGAAAGATTTCGTTCCACGCATATTCATCAGCATTTGTAACAATATCGTATACGCCATCATAGTACATTCGTGTAATGTCGCCAGAATGGGAGTAAAAAAGGCAAAAATCATTAGGAAACCAGCCAGCTACTAAAGCGTTAAACATCTTTTCGATAGTTGTTTTTCCCGCTCCAGGTATCAATGATACGCACAATATATCGTATTTATCATCAATCATGCCCTGCAAAGCTTCTATTAACCCCATTTTTAAGAATTGCTTGCGGCGTGGCATATAGAAACGTTCTTTAGGTTCTCTTTTCTTTTCAAGATACATAAATGCGCTATCTACTATTTTGCTTTGGGCTTCAAGTAATAACACATCATAGTATTTATCAAGCAAATCAAAGGAACTTTTATTGTTAAAGACAAACTTCTCTATTCCCCACATAGATAGCCCTATATCACGCATACAAGCCTTTTCTATGAGTTCTTTTGTCCTAGCCGTACATTTTAACATTGTGTCAATTTCGCCCTCATTCTTGGCAAGCTGGCACACGTTGTAGTAGGCTTCTATAATATTTTCATCTATTCCTTTTTGGGATATGTATTTTTCGCAATCAGAAATTAAACTTTCCAATTCAGACATAAAGAAAAGCACCTCGCTTTCTAGCAAAGGTGCTTATAGACCTCTGCCTATAATTGTTTTAGGGTAGCGACTACAATCAATCTGTAGCCGGTAAAATTTTGTTAGAATGTTGGCATTCCTTCATTGCAAACCGGATGCAATTTGTTTATAAGTGCATTATAATCATCAATTACATACCTTACTGGAATCATATATGCTTTAATGCCATATATTTCCGCAGTCTGTCTTTCAATATGGCAGCCATTCCAATCATAGCTCTCACATATTCCAATAAATACATCAGCCCGTGCCAGCTTCTTAAGGCTTTCTCCTAAAAACCATACAGCTTCTTTGCTGTCTTTCGGTGGGTTATCCTCAATGTAGCTGTCGATAAGTTCTAACTCTTCGTCCTCGTATATCTCAGCAATCTTTTTCATCTTCTGAATACTAGCTTTGATTTCTTCCTCTGTTCTGCCTTTCATCGGCACACTTACAAATAACTTCTTCATTTTCTCTGTCTCCTTTTCTATGTTTTATCAACCTTTATCTTTCTAAGGTCAGCGACTACAATTAGTCCGTGGCCGGCAATATATTTATTCGCATTCTGAAAGTCTGTCTTTTATAAACTGCTCCAACGCGCTAAAGCCTTTTGGCTTTTCAATTCCTTTTCTTGCAAGTTCTGCAACTATTGTTTCCATTTCTTCTTTTACTCCTTGATAGGCAATTTTCATTCCTAATTTTATTTCGTTCATTTGATTTCCTTTCATCGCAAACAATAGTCTGCTTCTTCTAATCTATCCGCTATTCTTGTCATTTCAATCTGTGTTCCGTTTTCATCCCTTGCGCCGACAGTTACATATCTGTTACTTCCGCTCATCATATCACCAATCCGTATTTCCGTTTTATCATCATCAAACTTGTAACACTCCCGCATTTTTTCAATGCAGTTATTCATTTCTGATATTTTCATAATATCACTTCTTCCCCCATAAATTATCTGGTAATTCCTCACCACCATAAATCTTGTTAGCATATTTCTTAAATGTTGGTACGCTACAACCTGCTACTTTTGCCGCTTTTACCTGTGAAGCCTGCCCCGATATGTACAGGTTAATTGCTTCATAAAACTTATCTTTGTTTAGCGGGTGTACGCCTGCTGCCATAATAATCACTCCTTACCATTCTTTGCTTTCGCACCAGCTACTCTTACAAGCGTGATTCATAATGTTAATTAAAACCTTTTCAGAAGAAAAGTGAACTAAGCTGTAATCACATTGTGTTGAAAACTTTGTGTTGAAATATTCATCAACCAACATCTTGTAGTCTGTATTATCGTCCATATCACTTATAGCCGCATAATAGGTATCTGTATATCCGTCACGCTCTATGTCGGTTTCTTTTGTTAAATTATCTACTACTCTTGATAAAACCTTATCTGTTAATGGGTAGTGATATTCTCCGGTACATTCTCCGTGTTTATCTAAAAAGTATTTAAAGAATGCTTCTGTATTTTCTTTGAGCGTTTTATCGTTAGTCCAATCATAAGCTATCTTGCCAGCTCTGCTTATCATTCTTTCCTCGGCAACTTCCCAATCACTTTGAGAGTATTCGCTTATCGGCTTAAACTCTTTCGCTTTTTTATCTTTGGGTAAAAAAGAATTACACTGTTCTCTGTTAAGAGAATTACTTTTAGTATTTAATTCATTAGTATTTTGTATATTAATATTTAATTCATCAGTACTTAATTCATTAGTATTTAATTGTCCGTGGTTTTCTACCTGTTGACATTCAACCCCTAGATTTTCTGTATCTTGTTTTTCTATTTTCTGTTTATATGGTTCTTCGTAAACCTCGTAAGTGTACTTTATTCTTCCACCATTGCTTTTTGTCGGGTTCTCTTTAGTAACCATAACATAATTATTATCTCTTAACTCATTTAAAGCCGATTTAACGGCTGTTTCATTCTCTTTACTTATTGCAACTAACCCAGCTATTGAATAATCCCAATTATCAGGCAATGAAAGCATTACAGACAATAATCCCTTCGCTTTCAGACTTAAACTCTTATCCCTTAAATGAGTATTGCTCATAACTGTGTAATTTTTTGTTTTATGCACTCTAATTGTTGCCATAATCGAATACCTCCGCTTGATATTATTTATGTATGCCTGTGATACACACTCCGCTTGATTGATAAAACAACAAACAGGCACAGCGGAAGTGCTTTTCGGTAGCTAACCTAGTTTGTTGTAATCGGATAGACAGGACTTGAACCTGTGACTACTTGAATGAATCAAGCGTTACTCCCATCTGAACTACTATCCGTTGTACAGTTTTCAATAGCGGGAAGTTTTTGTGGCACAACATTACGACTACCTAGCACTTAAGCAACCGCTATTGACATTTTAATTATTCAGCAGGGATTACTGCAACGCCTGCTTATTCGGGAATGACCCGACCGCTTGATGTGGTGTGGATTTGAACCACACATAAACAAGCACTCCTGTCCTTTCAAGCCCCTAGCAATCAGGTATTCCCCTGTGGTTATGCTATGGTGGATTCGAACCACTAGCTCATTCTATCTGCTATTAGCGTTTACCCATTCCGCCACACATCAACTTACTCACACCTCTTAACCTAGGATAAGTCTGCAAACAACATTACGCACGCAGACCCAAGAAGTGCTTTCAAAACGCCGATATCGCGAATCGAACACGAACAACATTTCTGTTGGATAGCTTAGCAAGCTACTGGAATACCTTTATCCCATATCGGCAAAGTGGAGAAGATAGGAATTGAACCTACAATGTTTACCGCAAGGGAACAGATTTACAGTCTGCCGCAACACCGCCAATCGTTGCCACTTCTCCATATCGTTTTAAAAGACTAGCATTGTGAAAATGTTTCGATTAAGGTGGATAGTTGATACTGAAAAACAATGCTAGTCTTAATAGCAGTATAGGCTATGACACCTATAACAGGTCGTGGCAAAGCTTGGATGTCATTCTACCCGTGCAGTTGGGCTCAAAGAAAGTAGCTTCGCTCGCTGTCTATCCATACAGATAACTGCTGCGCTATAGGTATAACTTAATTTTATTTGCGTATTTATAATACGCAAAACCTCACGGACTATCTGACAGTCCTTAACAGCTCTCGCTATGAGGTGAAAGGAGGACTTAATGCTAGTAAACCAATAAGTCCTGTAAAGGCACAAGTGTAATTAAACACTTGAACTACCCCTGTGGGATTTGAACCCACGATACAGGAATCAAAATCCTGTGCCTTGACCACTTGGCTAAGGGGCAATATGCTATTCTTTTGTTTCAAAGAGTACTGCATTTTTATTTGCTGTTTCAAGCTCTGTGAAGTTATCCTTGCCTTTTACAACATTTGGATTGCCATTACAGGCATTACAAGGCTTTTCACAATATAACTTATGTCTATGTTTGCACTGGTAACAGTGCTTATCCTGATTACCCATTATTTATCACCTGCCTGTCTGTGATTAGCTCTGTAAGAATCAAAGCCATTCGGATAACGTGCTATAAGCTTATCTATGTTTGTCTGCATTACATCATCAAGACCGAATCCGCAAGCTTCGCAAATCATAGCAACGTACCATAAAACATCGCCACACTCTTTCTTAAGATGTTCTAAGTCTATGCCTTTTTCGTGAAATATGCCCTTTTTAACAAGGTCTGATACTTCGCCAGCTTCACCAGTTAAACCTAAGACGCCATTAAGAAGTCCTGCTATGTCATTTATGTTGCTACACTTAGCATTGCTTTCTGCCAGAGGACTAAGTGGAAGCTTACCAGTTAATTCGGTACTTAATCTATGATGAGCCATTTTATCGTTAGTGCGCATAGCCAATTTTTGGTATTCATTGCCCTGCATTTATAACTCCTAACTCTTTTTTATTTTTTAAAATTTTTTGGAATTCATTCAGCCGAACAGCTGATTCTCTGATGTGTTTATTGAATATCTTGTGATTAATTAATATGTGTCTATTATACACCTAATTAGCTTAAATGTATAGATGTTAATTGGATTATTTTTAATTAAATATATAAGTGATTTATTAGTATTAATTATATGATTAATGGTTAGGTATTATTTATATATAATTATATAATATGTGCATTATGTGGTAATAATAATATAAATATATATTAATATATAAGGGTTTTTTGTTATTTCGGATAATTGAGCGACTTAGTTGGGGCGTGTTCTGGAGGTAAATAAACCCCCACCGCCCTTGTCTATGTAATTGTGTCTATTTTATGCCATATTCTCAAACAATTAACACAATTAACACCATATCCATACCATAACGCTGATAAACCTTAATTTATCAGCGTTATATAAATACTTATTACTCACAAACCCAGTATTTAAGCGGTTTGCAAGTTGTTTAAATTGTGTCTGAATTGTTTACAGCGTTTATCTGCTGTTTATCCGTTAATTGTGTATTGTTTTGACTCAATTGTTGGCGTATTTCTGCGGCTGTTAGAGCTGTTTTGCTAGAGCTTTCTCTACTCACACCAGGAAGGTTCCAACCAAAACGGCGATTCATAACCGCAAGCTGTCCGACTGGGTTCTTACCGGACCAGAGCCGAGCTTCTCCGCTAGATTCATAATCTTTTGACAGTTTTTGATATAAATTGTTTGCCGATGTACTTAGTTGTGGCGTTCTGCTCTCATTTCCCCAATTATATACAATATCTTCTCTTATACCGGTTAATTTACAATATCCTGATATAGTACATATTTTATTATACTTATAACACATATATATATAATAGTCTGCTATATAGTTAAGATACTCATAATTATAACTATTACAATTACTATTATTTATATTACTATATTGATTATTATAATTATTATTATTATATCCTTGTAATTTACCTTTTAGCTTTAATCTATTAGTGCCTTTAAAAGTATTATTATATACATAAATCAAGGCGGCATAAAAAAGGGATTGCGGAGCCGCTGCCATATCTTTAATGTTTTCATCTGTGCAAAATCTTTTAAAATACATATCGATTTCATTTTCGAAAATTTCTTGACTTTCTGGCGTTCCCTTTACTTTCTCCATATATTCCCCTTTCTGCTGAAGCTTATCCAGCTAATTATATTATTAATACAAATAAAAACACCCAATAACTATTATATAATTATCGGGTGTAAATCTTATATATTTAATTATTAAAATAATATAGCATAAATATATTATAAAGTCAATTTTCTTTGTTTGATTTATAGTTATATTTTTCTAAAATTGGCTTATACAATTCCTCTTCCGCTTGTTTTCGTGCGGCTGCTGCTTCTTCTAACGTCTTAAAATAGCCTATTATATTCAATTTGCCCTTAAACCCAATGTATGCAACATAATTGTTCGTTGTTTTTCGATAGCTTACGCCCTTAACTCCGGAAGTGTTCGCTTTCCCCGGCTTATCGCTATTAATTGTGCTAAGATTTGTTTTTTCTACCTGTCCTAAATATTTATTAATATTTTTCTTAGAATTTTCCCGCTTTGCACATCCACAGGACACACATCGACCAGATGCGAGATTGTGCTGGGTTTTATTAAAGATTTTCCCACAATTTAAACATTCACACTCCCATATTGTTTGAACTCCCTTCCCGCTTATGCGTTTAACCACTTTAATCTTGTTAAATATTTTATTTGTTAAGTCTATATCATTTTCTTTTTTTACAACACCCTTGTATTTTTTACTTAATCTTTTAGCTGCTACACAACCGCATGATTTACTTTTTCCATATTTTAAACTTTTAGCACTTACTTCTTTAACTTTTCCGCAAATGCAGCGACATTTATAATATCTTTCTCCGTTTTTACTTGGGGCTTCTTCTATAGCTGTCCAATACGTGCCATAAATTTTTTCTTCTGGTTCAAATTCTATTCTTTTCATCGTTGCATTCCTGCTTTCTGCTTTAAAATAAAAAAGATGTATAACCGCCTATTTTAACAATTATACATCTTATGTTACAGTTTATTATATTTATATTATCTTATATCTGTTATTTTTACAAGAGACCGCACAAGATTTTCTTCATCTTTCTCCAAGATTTCAAAATCTGCAGTTATTGGCATGCCATTCTCATCGTCGCCAACCCAGCAACAACCAGAATCAAGAATTTCTCCCTCGTCTCCTGTTTCACTCTGCCATAAATCAGCAAGTCTGATTTCTTCGCCAACCTCTAACATATTACCATTGTACATTTTAAACTCTTTCATATCGTCCACCTTTTAACCTTTCTTAATTACTTTCTTTTTCACATTCAAAACCTAATAAAATATCGCTTGCCAGCTCTTCGCTTATTTCCTCTTCTGTGATTGGCTTTCTGTTCTCTGCTCCGATTATTTCGTCAAGGCTTGCATCTATGTCTGCAAGCGCCTTTTCTCTGTTAAATCCAAGCTCAACAGCCTTGTTTAATAATTCGATTGTTTTCATCCTTTCCACCTTCCAGCCTTTGCGGCTGCCCTTTCTTAATTTGTACCCTTATTATATAACGCTATCGTTATATAGTCAAGTGGTATTTTAAAATTCTTTTAATTATTTAAAATGAGCATTCGTCGGAGCTTGTACGGGCTGAAGCTTTTGCCTTTTCTGTCTCCTGCACTTTCTCCATTACAGCTGACACAATAAAGCCGTTAAGGCTATCGCCTGCCGCCGCTCTGATTCGTTCCTCATCTTCCTTTTTAAACCTTACAAGGCTTTTAAAATATGCTTTATTATCATATTTTTTTATAGCTCTTGCTTGCGCTTTAGATACTGCCATAAAATCAACTCCTTTTATAAAGATAACTTTATTATATAGTAGCGTTATAACAAAGTCAATGAAAATATAAAGATAACTTTATTATATAGTAGCGTTATATATTTATATATAGATAGCTTTATACATATTGCACAATAAAAATATATAGATAGCTTTATATATTTGTTACATTTTGCGACTTGTAATTATATAACGATAGCTTTATAATAAGAGCATAAATAAAAGGCGGTCACTCCTACCAAGAACGAACCGCCACCAATCAAAAAAAGAAAGGTAGCTATATTATAGCACAGGTAAAAAGAAATGAGAAGAACAAACAGCAAGGAAGTTAAGGCAGCAGTTAGAAATTATTTAACAGAGGTTGCACAGAGTGAAGAGTTTAACACAATTAAGGACATCAAGAACAAGTTTATAAATGAGTACGGCTGGGCAGTCGCAAGACTTGGAGAGCGTAACGCTTGTATAGAATGGCTCAGAGGCTTAGGCGTTGGGGTTGATTATAGTTATTACGATATTATCCAGCTTATGGCTGAATGGTTAGACGAAAGCACAGAAGAAGCTGAAAAATGGCTTGATAAGCGCGGCGATGGTCTTTATTGGGATTTATTAGCAAGGGAGATTTTAGCAAGCAAATAATTAGCAAGGTTGGCGCTTCCGGGGTTCGATTCCCCGGCTTGCTCTCGCTATAAATGATTGATTTTTATAGCAATAAATGATATATTATTATTAATTTCTACTTGGTAGATTAAAATAGTATATCTTTATTTATTAATTTTTAAAAAATGGAGGTATAAGAGCATGGAATGGTACGCAGACAGAGAGGTTACAAGTAAGGAGAGAGAAGCAATTGACGAAGCACTAAGTCTTTTTAATTGCGACTTAAGCGATGACGATATTCAGAGATGGATAGATGACGACACTATATCCTTAAATACATGCAGAAACGGTCGTGATGTTGTCTGGATCCTGTTAGAAGATAATAACGAAGCGTGCATATATGTCGATAATCTGAAAAAGCTTACCAATGAAGAAATCAAAAATCAGCTTCTTTAAATATGTACTAAATCATAAGCAAGGCAAAAAGCCTTGCTTATTTGTACGCAACAAGGAGAAAAAATGCGAAAAATAAAATGCGATTTAACAAAACAAAAATTTCCACATTTCACGGTCTTAGAACCTGTACATATCGAATATAAAAACAAAAACGCTCTCCGTTGGAAATGCCTGTGTGAATGCGGCAATATTTTTTATGCACAAACAAGCGCGATAACATCGCAGAAAATAAAAAGCTGTGGTTGTTATCAAAAAAAATACCAAAAAGAAAAACATCTCGGCAAAGGGTGCGTAAAAATTGGCGATAAATTCGGCTTACTTAAGGTTATTGGTACAGAAATCGGTAAAGATGGCAGAACACAATATATTTGTAAATGTAAATGTGGGAATATAATAACCTTGCCTATTTCCCATTTAAAGAAAAGATATTCTTGCGGCTGTCTTACAGAGGACTACATACCAAATAGCAATGTTAAAGCAGAGAGTCTTGTACACTTAGGAAAGAAAACCGCAAGAAATACGAGTGGTTGCCCTGGTGTTTATTGGCGCGGAGATAAACAAAAATGGCAAGCTAGAATATACTTCAATGGCGTAAATCATCATTTAGGATATTTTGTGACTAAAGATAGTGCTATTAAAGCCAAGCAAGAAGCAGAAAACGATATATATAACAGATATTCCGATATTATCGAAGAGATGCCAAATAAAAATAATGCGTTTAGCAAAAAATAAATCAAAAACAAATTGCCTTGCATTGAATTTAAAAGCGTTTTAAGGCTGTTTTGTTTCGTAGGTTTATAAGTCTACATCGGCGCAATAAAACCGCCGTACAGGGCAAATCACAAAGTTACAAAGCCAAAACAAGCACGAACCGCAGCCGGTCAAGTTTATATAATGCACTTTAATCTGTTAAAGTTTTTCATCAATTTTTCAGGGCAAATTTGAACAAAATCGGGAGCAAAAATTGAAATTCTGTGTAACCGATTTTTGGATTTCAAAATTGAAAGTGACGGGGGTATTTGAAACGGCGCATTTAAAATTTTTAAAAAATTTTTTCAATTTTTTAAGTAGGATTTGAACGAAATCCGAAACGGATTTTAAAAATTGTCAAAATCGAAATTGCGAATATAAAAGAGAACCCCACGGAGGTAGCAAAAAAGTTGCATTATATTCCGTGGGGTTTAAATTAATCTATAAAAATAATCGGTTTATCGTCATCAAAAAGATTACTAACAACTTCCTGTCCTTTATCCACCAAGTAACAAGAAACTTTCTGGAATCGCCTGAAACCTTTGATAATTTCATATTTGTTATTAATTCTATAGATAGTTCCTGCAAAATTGCCTTTATTAACAGGAATATAAGATTGCGCATCTAATGGAGCTGATATAGGTTTGTCAAGCTCCTTAAGTTCTACAATATCTACTGCTTCAATCTTGCATAAATCACCATATTCGCCTAATGATGGATATACTGGCGGGTTTAGTAACGCATTGTATATATCTTCTATGTCACTATCATTAGATTTGATGTATATAGTTGTGTATAAATCAACTAACATCAAATGATATTTAACCGTATTAACCCATCCGGTGTGGCTTCCGTCTGTATAATCTGTTATAATATCCCAACGCTTAAGCATTTCATCACTAACTTTGTTAAAACGCTTACCACCGTGCCATTCTTTCTGTGTTTTGGTATTGTAAACGCCCTTGCCAGTAACGAAATAATCTAATTTATGATACTTTTTCCATTGACACATTGAATGGATAAATCCATTAACTGTGCTGAACGGCGGCAAAGGATAACAATCCGCACCTCTTGGCGCTGATGGATTGTTAAATCTAGCCATTTCTTGATACATTTTTAACCTTATAACTCTCATAACAAAACCTCCAAAATAAAATAAGTTGCACCTATACAAAAATGTATCAATGCAACTTTCCACTATGTCTATTAAGGTAAAATGATATAATAGTTATCTATTGTTTACATCTATTAAATAATAGCATTTTTAGATATTATTGTCAATACAGCAACTTTCTGTATAAATTAATGCTTTACTTGAATACCGACATTGACCAAGCTCATATATCAACAATTCCTTAGTCATAGTCGGATTAGTCTTTTGAATTATCTTTAACAACTCATCTATACTCATCATCCCACTCTCCTAACTGCTCCAAGCACCATATCAACAATGTCAAATACTTCATCTCCATAAGTTGCTACAAAATCACACAATATTTCTTCTTGTTCGATAGGCAAATACACATCATAAGACATACAGATTGCGTGGCATACTTCGTGTATCAGCACTTTGCGTTGCATAAATCCACGCAAGGCATTTGATAGATAAATTGTATGTGTATTTCTATCAGTTACACCTAGCACAGAAACATTGTCTGACCGCTTTAATTCACCCGAATTTGAATTTTTGTATTGCACTTGCCACATTGTGCCATTAATGCTAAAAACCATCTGTATGCTCCTTTCTGAATAAAACAGGCTATGAATATTGCTACTCATAGCCCTTAAAATCATATCTTAGATACAAGAGTGCTTAACTTTGTTCTAAGCAAATTCTTCTCTTCTGCCGACATATCAGCTACCATACCTGTAATATCGCTTGCAAGTTCCTTAGTATAGCTGTCAAGCGACTTCATCTTGTGTTCCTTATCTTCTGGCGTGTTATTCTTGTGCATTTCCTTAGTTTCTGTGTAGTTTCTCTTTGCTCTGTCGTAATTACTTTCAGACATTGGCTCTGTATAGTACATCTTGCCATAATCTCTATCCATATCCCTCATATGTTCTGCTTCTGGGTACATATGGTAATATGGCGGCTCTTCATATCCTCTGCGGTATGTTCCTTTGCCCTTTGGGGCAAATCTGCCATTTGCATAGCGGTAGTGGTCATAGTATCTTCTGTCCGGATAATCTTCGTACTGTTCAAGCATACGCATAATGTCTTCGTTATCTTCTGACTTTTCCATAGCTTCAACAATTCTGTAATCTTTGTCAAAACAAGCTATGTTCTTCGCTATTTCTGTAAAGTCCTTTAAATCGTCAAGGTTCTGTCCTTCAAAATTGTCAATTCCAATGCCGTCAACTTTAGCCTTGACACATTCCATAATCTGTTTAGCCCATTTATGCATAATATCAAGCCTCCCTTACTGCAATCAAATTACTATTCTGAACTTCAATAGCCTGTGCTGATGTATTCTGCACCGCTACAGTACTGCAACAGCCACAAGGTACATCAATATATGCCTGTGCTGATACATTAAAGAAATTCTCAACTGCGGCTGGTGTTACAATCATTCGTGTTGACTGTAAAGGCTCTCCGTCTACTGTAATGGCAAGTGAGATAGCTCCAACTGTACCGCCTGTAGGTATCTGAATGTTTCCGCTATAAGATACTAAAAATCTAGCCTTGCACTGATTTGTAATACCTCTTAACTTGATAATTCCGCTTCCTTGTCTGTGGACTATACATTTAGTTCCGCATACTGGTGTTTCTGTAAATGCAACATCTTCTCCGGCGGCAACTGTTTGTAATGCAATTCCTGTTATTTCCATTATCTTTACCTCTCTTTCATAAAAATAAGGGCAAACATTATAGTCTGCCCTTTGCGTTTGTAAGTAATACTGCTTAGCAGACATAATCGAGTTAAACTCAATTAAGATACTCAATTATTTAGTTTTAGCAGTTACAACCGGTGTTGCAGCCACAGCCATATGCATAAGCATTAGGATTAGGCACAACATAAGCTGGAATAGCCGTAGGATTTACAGCATTTATAATCTGATTTGTCTGTGCTGACATTGCAGTAGTCAGAAGTGCATTCTGTCTATCCTGCGATGCGGCTCTGCGTAAATCGTTGTTCTCTGCTGTAAGTGTTGCTATCTTATCATTTGTTAAGAAATCAAGGATAGCTCTCGTTCCTGCCTGCTGGCTGTCGATAATATCTCTTGTGTTGTTGCACATTGTGTTCTGTAATGCGTTTGTCTGTGTAGCCATATTGTAGTTTACACCCTGAATGGCTTCTCTTGTTTCACAGCAGCAGTTAGCAAGCTGTGACTGTAATGCGTTTGTATTCTGCATATTAGCGACTGTATCAGCGTTTACTGCCTGTTGTATGCCGTAGCCTGTCTGCATGATATTTGTGTTAATGCCATTAAAACCTGTGAGCATACTGTTGTTCATAGCATAAAAGCCGTCACAAAGTCCGTTAGAAATGCCATCTAACTTGCTGATAACTGCCTGATTGTCAAAACCTCTTTGTATAGCTGAATCAGTGTAGCCTGCGCCGTTGCCATTTCCACCGAAACCGCCCCAGCCGTTATTGCCCCAGCCAAAGATTAAGAGAATTACAATCCACCATGCACCATCGCCCCACATACCATCGTTATTACGATTATTGCCTGTTACTGCGGCAATATCTGCGAGACTAACTCCGTTTGAATTAAACATCTTGTTTACCTCCATTTATTTTATTAACAAATGGGATAACCGGTCATTATGTGCGCACAACCCAAAATGTCCTAATTCATCATACCCTTAATATCATTAAGGTTTATTCCTTGTGTATTCATAAAATTACTTAAAATTTGCTCTGCGCCTTGCGTGTTTCCACTGTTTATCTGATTAAGCAAGTTTTTTGCCATAGGATTTCCACGCTGTGCCGACTGTTGTAAACAATTCATTGCCATTTGCTGTGGATTCCGAATTGACTTAAGTTGATTTATAGTTTGAATTAACTGCTGATTCATTCTTCATCACCGCCCTTACTTTGAGTTCTTGATGTTTTTCTCTGTGTTCCTAAAGATTTATCAAATCTATTTTCCAACTGCCCTATTTTCTCCGATAATTCCTCAAACTTATTCAGAAATAGCTGTGTGCTTTCGTCTGATAGGGTAAATTTAGCGTTTTCTGTATTAGCCATAGAATTTACTGTCTGATTATCTTTAGGGGCTGTATAAGGCTTATACACAACCGTCTTAATTGTTCCGTCAGCATTCCAACCCTTAACATATATTTCCGACATATCCTGTTTTGGGAAAAATGCCATTGAGCCATCCATAGGCACTTCATTTGCATTAATATTTTCAACTGTCTGTACTATTCTTCCGTTAATGCCTGCTATCTGCTGTGGCATAACCTGTTGATTTGCTAAGGACATTTGTGTCCCTGCCACTGGCTGCTGTAAGCTCTGCTGATAATTTTGTAAAAAGTTCATTCTATCCATATATGGATTTTGAGATTGCATATAAGAATTATTCATCATAGGCATTGCTTGATAAGGATTGTTCATTGTCTGCCTCCTCTAAAACTTCCTCGATTGCGTGGATAACAAGAGATAATGTCACTAAGTCAAGTTTCTGTAATTCTTCTTTACTCAAGATTTTTTCTCTTACTTCATCAGAAAACATTTGCACTACCTCTCTTTCTAGTTACATTTTTGCATAAAAAAAATCACTTATAGCGACACATAATAGACATATGTGCGACATATAAGCGACAATGCTGAAATTATATAATTGTAAAACGCGATAAATGCGGCATTAGCACTTCCTATATGCTATAGGAACTGCAT